ACAATAACTTTGACCATCGACAAATATATATCCAGGATTATTCCAGACTTCATGAAAACCAATGCTTTCAAAAATATCCTTACAAATAAAATTACCATTTTTATCCCAAATATTTCTTAAAGTAAAAACCCAATCAGGTTTTTTTTCAACATAGGTTTTTAAAACTAAAGAAGCATGCCATGGTTCAAACCAATCTCCACATCCAACTGATTGCCAATAGTCATATTTAATGGAATACATTGCACTTGCAACAAGTAACTCTGGTCTTCCCTTTGTTACTTTTTCAGGGAACCTATAATGTAAAACATTTTTAGGTTTTAATTGTTTTAAAATGTCATTTATCTTTTCATGACCCTCATCATTGTCAGTGCCTATGGTTGTTTTACAATTTGGATAATTTTGTTTTTGAATACTTTCTATGGTCTTAACTATTGATATCTCACCAAGACTTGGAATGAAAAAATTAATTAATCCTAACATGTTTAATGTTATTATAATTAAATTCTTCATCTGTCAAATAAACTCCAGTCTTGATAAATTTAAATAACTTTTGTGGATCTTTTGGCCTATCGTTTTCATACAATGAATGATTGTGTTGCCACAAATGTTTTATCTCTTCATAACCAAAGCCTGCATCAAATGACTCTTTAGTCATCAGTCTTTCTTTTGCTGATAATTTAGATTTAAATAAATCCTCAGGACCTTTATGTTCTTGAAAACCAGATGAATTTCCATCTAAATCATTACTTCCGCTAGGATGATAAAAAGATATCTCTTTAGAATTATACATACCAAGTCTTTTACCTATTGATTCACACACATAGTAAAAAACACTTTCTGTACACCATGATCTAAAAATATCTGGCATACATTTTTTAAAATGTTTCATTAACTCACCATCAAACATACAGAAATGACAGTTAAAAGCTTCGCCAGGTTTAAAAGTTATATTTTTGCCAGCAGCTAAATCTTTTTCATAATGAACAAAATTAGGAGGTAAACAATCACCACTAACAAAAACACCAGTCATGGCATTATTATTTTTAATATGAAAATTTTTTATTTTTGTAATGTAATTTTTGTGATGGTTAGGATTTACATCTGATGCTGTGTAAACATAATATTTATAATCTGGATAAAGTTTACAATTAAAATTAAAGGTAACATTTACTGGTAAAACATCTTCTATAAATGTTATTTTATGACCTTTGTATTTTTCTTTTAAAGATTTTTTTGATGGTTCGCTTACATTACAAGCTGAGATACATAGATCGAACTCATGTTTATTTCTTAAGAACGCGTCTATGTTTTCTTGCCATTTAGAAATATTATCTTTCATAATCCCACACAAGTTGTAAACCAGCAGTGTGTCGGACATTATTTTTTACCGTTTCTAAATATCTGTGTTCCTTTTATTCCAAAAATACTAGCTACGACTAAAATCCAAAGATTAGTGAACCATGAAGGCAGCGTTGAAAAATATTCAAAGAATAATTTTACTTTATCCATTGCTTCGGGATCATCGCTTATGACCGCCCAAGCGAGCACTACTATCGGAGCACTTAATATGATCAATACAAATTCATCTTTCCAGTCCGATTGCCTTGCTTCTAAAAGTTTGCCCTGGTAAGCCTCCTCACCTCGAGCCAATCACTCCTATAATTTTCTTGTTGTATCAACAACATTTTCTAAAACTTTATTTAACTTTTTATACTTATTGTTATCATCTCTTGAATTAGCATCATCACAATAAGATTTTAAAACTTGTTGTATTCTACTTTTTCTTCTATCAGATAGATAATTATACATTTTGAAGTAAATATCAACTGCACCCTTACCTCTAACACGCCATCTCCATGTATCTTTGTGATGTTCTTTTCTTTTTTTTACAAAAACAAGAGAGCCTTTTTGAAAATAATCTTGAAGACGTTGAATTACGTCTTTATCTGTCATTTCAACTGATATTGAAGGTATTCTATAATTTTTTCTTGTTCTTTCGTAAGAGATACACCCTTCGCCCTCTATTACTCCAGCGTAGTATGCTTCTCTATCTAAGCCCGATGAATTTCTTTCCTGAGACTTGGACATCTTTGATTCCTTTGATATCCGTTTTTGCACCAGTCTCCCTATGGGGACAACCACCTGATTTGAGTCCTTGTGGATTAGGGCCTCTCTCTGGTGGAGGTCCGAATCTTTTACCGCCACTTAAACCTCCTGTTTGTTTTTTATCAACGCCTTTTATTGTTCCTTTGTTTTTTGCTGCATAGAAAACTGACTCTGCGTCTTTGCCATATTGTTTTTTCATTGATTTCATTATTTTTTTACCTTTTTCTGTAAGTGGCATTATTTTTTTCTCGCTATCTCTAATTTTTGTTCAGCTATCTCTAATCTTTTATCAGAGGCTTCATCTTGTTGTTGTAATTTTTCTCTTTCAAATCCAAGCTTCTCTTGTTGTCTCGCGTTTTCCATATTTTGTCTCATTTCTGCTTCACCAATTTTTCTTTGTAAGTCTGCAGCTTTCAAATCAACTTCCTGTTGTTTAATTCTTACGAGTGGATCTTGTTTAGCCATGTTAGTTTGCATTTCACCTTGTACTAATGATGTAGTTATTTCTGCAACTGCAGTTGCAACTGCGTTATCAAAAGCAATTTGAAAAGCTTGTGGATCATTTTGTTGTAATTCCATTAAACCTGCATCTTGAGATATCTGTTCAGTTACTTCTTTACGTGCTTTGTAAGAAATATGATCTGATATGTGTGATTGTAACAAAGCATAAACTTGTGGATTTATCTGAACCATTCTTGAACCCATAAATGCCATGTGTGCAGCTATGTGAGCATCGTGATCTTGAAATTCAAAAGCTGTAAGTAGTTTCATTTGTAAAGCTCTAGCATTTTCTTTCGCTGGATCCATTGGTTCTGGCTGTTTTGGTGGTGGTTTTAGTAAAGTATCGATTTGTTTAGTGCCTAAGGCTTCATAAACACGTCTGTAAGCTTCATAAATGTTGTGTAAAGCAGGATTTGAGCTAGCAATTTGTAATTGTGTCTGTGCTAACGTCACTCTTTGGCTCATAGACATGATATTTGGGTCTGCTACAGGTAAAATATCTACTTTTGAATCAA